TAATGCATTTGAAGGTGGATATGTAGACCATGTATTGCGAGTAATTGATTGTGCACAACAAGTATATGTGTTATGGAAACATATGGGAGCAGATATGTCTGGTTATACGGAAGAAGAATTAATCTTTGTTGCATTGAATCATGATATAGGTAAAATGGGATTTCCAGGAGAAGGAAATGAAGTATACATTCCTAATGATTCTGAATGGCATAGAAAGAATCAAGGAAAGATGTATAAGATTAATCCTAACAATCCTTTTACATTAGTAAATGACCTATCTATTTGGTTATTGCAACATTATGGTATCAGTATCACTTGGAATGAAATGCTAGGTATAAAATTAACAGATGGGTTATATGATGAAAGCAACAAACCATATTTTATGTCAAGAACAGCAGATTCAAAATTAAAAACTAATTTAGGATATGTTATGCATCAAGCAGATGCAATGGCAGCTAGAATAGAATTTGAAATGTGGTATAAAGGTAAGCCAGCACAATCAGCGCCTATCAAAAAACAATATGCAAAAAAAGCATTATCAAATGCAACAGATAATGTTAATGCAAAAGAAATGTTTAAAGATTTATTCGGAGAATAAAAATGATGACAACAATTATTATATTATCAGTTATATTAGCAATTTCATTATTTGTTAATATAAACCAATTACGTAAACAAGAAGCTCAAACAGAATATATAGAGGAATTAGAAAACTCTAATACCGAATATTATACATTCTTTCAGAGTCTTAAGACTCGAGTAGGACAATCTAATTCACAACTAAAACAAATTGATAGATTAGGTTCGTTTGAAGCTGATGATGAAACAGGATTTGCATTTAAAGAATTACGTGATATTTATGACGAATTGAACAGAGGATTTTAATGGAAGAAAAGGAACTATCAGCAGTAGATAAATTTTACATATGGCATGAAGCCGAAATGAAAGACCTTGAAGAAAATGGTCCTAAAAAAAGACGTGGTCGTAAGCCTAGTAAAAAGCAATATTTTACTTATATAACAGATCAAGCAATTATTGCATATAACAGCGAACCATCTTTTGCTAAAAGAAATAAAGTATTTCGTGAGTTCATTAACTATCCATTTAATAAATTAGTTGAAAATATTTATCATACATTTAGATTTAGTTATTTTGATGTGCCATATGAAGATATTAAAGCTGAGGTAGTTGCTTTCTTAACAGAAAAGATAGGAAAATTTAAAGAAGGTAAAGGTAAGGCATTTTCGTATTTTTCTATTGTGGCTAAAAATTACCTTATCATTCAAAACAATGCCAATTATGCTAAATTAAAACAACGATCTGATTTGACTGCTGTTGACGAAAATAGAAATATACAAGGTGAGATGACGTTAAACGAACATCAAGAATCTTTAAGAGATTTTACCAATCAATGGTGCGAATGGTATGATGAAAATCTTAATTATATTTTTTCAAACAAACGAGATATTATTGTAGCAGATACGATTCTAGAATTGTTTAGGATGCGAGATAATATTGAAAACTTCAATAAAAAAGCTCTATATATTCTTATAAGAGAAAGAACAGGACTAAAGACTCAGAATATAACTAAAGTCATTAATGTCATGAAAAGAGATTATGCCAAGATGTATACAGTATATTCAAAGTCCGGTCATATCATTAATGCAAACAAGATATCCTAATCTAAATTAGTAGTTCTTTATATTTATAATAAAGGAACTATATATGAGTACAGAATTCGAACTATTTGAGGGAACTAAGTTTTCCGATTTGATGCGTGATATATATCATAATTCAAAAAAGAAGTCTAGGCAAATTGATTCATTAATTAAAAGCTTAGAACCTATGATAAAAAATACAGGCGATGCTACTGTAATAGTTCCTATGATTAAAGATTATTTAGAGGTTTCTGTTAAGAACGATGACGCGTTAGTTAAGTTAGCTGCAGTTGTTCAAAGAATTGTTTCTGCTTCAATGAAAGATGATGATGGAAATGAGTATGGATTGACTGATGAAGAACGTGCGCGTTTATTAGAAGAAGCTGAAGCAGAGATTGAAAAACTAAAACCACAACCAGAAACAGAGGCGACAGATGAATTCGACACAGAATCTAAAGACGGCAGTAGGTCAAGTAATAGAGACTTATCTACCGACCCAGTACAAGAAGACTAAGTCTGTTACTAATGACACTGATTTGCCGCCTGGCACTATTCGTGTAAGATTCTTCGGTTCAGAAGAATATGCATTTCCAGCTGATCCTAGTAGAATACAAACACCTTTATATGGAGAACAAGTAGTATGTGTACATTTGCCAGCAGGTACTGCAAAAAAACGTGGTCAAAATCAATGGTATTATACTTATGTGATTAATTCTCATGGAAGTAGTAATAATTCAATTCTACCATTTTTACAAAATCAAACAATAGAAGGACAGTCAGTTGGAAATGACCCTATTATAAAAAAGGATATAGGAGAAAGGCCAGAACAATTAAGTTTTATAGAAAAAGATATAGTATCGATACAACCGTTTCAAGGAGATATAAATTATCTAGATAGATTTGGAAGTATTTTAAGATTTTCATCGACAATTAACGCCGCTACATTTTCTAATTATCTAAATAAGCCGTTTTGGAAAGGAACTAAAGATGGTGATCCGATTGTAGCTTTAACATGCGGTGTTAAGGATTCGACAGCCGGCGGTAGTTTAGATAAGTATTATGTTATAGAAGATCCTAAAAAAGACCCATCATTTATTTATCTTACATCTACACAATATTTTGATACACTTTCTTTTTCGCAGAAGAGAGTTGGTAAACAAGTAAAAAAATTAAATGAGTATAAAAATGGTCAAGTAATAATAGGTTCTGATAGACTAGTATTTGATGCTCGTAAGGATGAAGTATTGTTAGTATCTAAAAAAGATGTTAAGATTGCTACACCGTCATGGCAAACCGATATGGACGAATTTTTTACTTTGATGGAAAACTTTATAAGTGTTTGTGTTGAACAAGCACAAGGAGCTAAGCCGTATGCAACACCGGCTGGACCAACAGGACCAAGTTCAGCATTACCGGAGTTACAAAAGATACAAACAGCATTAAAACAAATGAAACAATAGGAGATAATTATGGAAAAGCCATTACCAGAAGGGACGCCCGGATCGCCACCAACAGGACTAAAAAGAAATACATTATATAATGATATCAAAAGAGCATTTGAAGCTCAGAAAAATAATACTGGACCACAAGATGAGGCAATCAATAAGATTGCAAATGATTTATCAATTGCAATAGACAAATATATAAGATCAGGAATAGTTATTACCGATCCAGGACAATTGGTAAATACTGTAGTAGCGACAACTGGTACAGCACTCAACCAAGCAGGTACAGGAATAGGCGCAACTAGTGCTACCGGAACGGGTCGAGTTATTTAACCAATAGTTGATCGTATCAATATTTATTAAAAAGGGAATTACTATGAAAACACAAGGATTCGTAAAGTTATTACGTAAGGTAATTAGGGAAGAAGTTCGTAACGTTATTGTTAAAGAACTAAAACCTATACTAAATGAAGTGAATATCAACAAACATGATATTAATCTTCACGAGGTATTAGATACTCCTAAGAAACCTAAACAACCGGTTATGAAAAAACAGTATACAAAGAATGCTGCGTTAAACGACATTCTAAATGAAACAGCATCAACTCCGCCAGAAGAATGGAATTCAATGAATTTTAGATCTGATATGGCTGAGGCGTTTGGTATGCAAAGTTCTAATACTCCATTAGCAACAAAAGGAATTAATGGGGAAAGAATTGATATGAATAATGAAGCAGTTGCAACTACAGTAAATGCAATGACAAAAGATTATTCGGCATTGATGAAAGCAATAGATAAGAAAAAAGGAATATAATAAATGGCTCGACCAATATATCAATATAAGCCAGTAGAAGAAGAAGATGTAGCATTAGGAATACTATTGCCGTTTAATAAAGATGCGAAAGGAAAGTCAGCATCGTCAAATTATGCATCAGGGAGTTCTGGAGGTAAGGGTGTATTCGAGTCGTCTTATACAACAAATGAAGCTGTTGTATCTAATCTTAAGAATTTAATATTAACTTCAAAAGGCGAACGTTATATGCAACCTAATTTTGGAACTAATATTAGATCTATATTATTCGAAAATAATACAGATGATGTAAGAAGTTTACTACAAGAAACTATGCAAGAAGATATCCAGTACTGGTTACCATACGTTAAACTACTTAATCTAGATGTGACTCCGTCTGCTGATAGACACCATTTAGTAGTTAAATTAAATTGTAGGATTGATACTATAGGTGCTAATTTAGTTATTAACATCTTAGCAAACGAAAATAATTTACAGATTGATTCTGTACAAGAAGAAACTTCGTTAGAACAAGTAGGAACTTTCGGATCAAATACGGCATTTAACACTGGCCTGGGAGGGTCTTATTAAAGAATTAAAGAGATAGGTTAAAGATATGGCAGACTTAATTAAGAAAGATGTAAAATACTTAAATAAAGATTTTGCGCAGTTTAGACAAAATTTAATAAACTTTGCAAAAAATTATTTTCCTAATACATATCAAGATTTTAATGAATCATCGCCCGGTATGATGTTTATGGAAATGTCTTCATATGTTGGAGATGTATTATCATATTACACAGATAATTCATTTAAAGAATCATTATTATCAACTGCAGAAGAATCATCAAACGTATTAGCATTGTCTCAGCTATTTGGATATAAACCAAGACTAAATGCCCCCGCTACATGTATGTTAGATATATTTCAGTTAGTGCCGGCAAAAGGCACTGGAGAAAATGCATCGCCTGATATGGAATATGCGTTAACTATAGCTTCCGGCATGGAAGTATCGACAGATGATGGAATTATATTTCATACAGAAGAAGCATTAGATTTTTCACAAGATCCAGAGATAACAGTTTATGAGATAGATGTATCTGGAAATGTAGCTCGTTATTTATTAAAGAAACAAGTAAAAGTTATTTCCGGAACTATTAAGTCTATAGATTTTAGTTTTACAGATCCTAAGCCATATGATAAAATCATATTGCCAGACTCTAATGTGATAGATATCATTAGTTGTACAGATAGTGCTGGAAATACCTGGTATGAAACAGATTACTTAGCACAAGATACTATATTTGAAGATATTGCAAATATTCCATTTAATGATCCGGACTTAGCTCAATATAGATCTACAGTGCCTTATATATTAAAATTAAAAAGAACAGCTAGAAGATTTACATCTAGACTACGTGATGATAGTCGAGTTGAATTATTATTTGGTTCTGGGGTATCTTCTGATGCAGATGAAGAAATAATACCTAATCCTAAAAATGTAGGCCATGGATTAGAATATCTAAGACGTACAACTACAGACAATGTCGATCCTACAAACTTTTTATATACTAGTACATATGGAATTGCTCCATCAAACACAACGCTAACTATTCGATATTCATATGGAGGTGGTATAGAAGAAAATGTTGGAATAAATTCAATTTCAAGTATTTCTAGTATAACTTATTTGAACGAAACTGGTTTGGTAGATTTGACTACTTCGAAAGATTCTGTCGCTGTTATAAATAATGAACCTGCAATAGGTGCACGAGCAAGGCAAGATTTAGATTCGATTCGACAAAATGCAATGGCAGCGTTTGCAGCACAAAATAGAGCAATTACGAGAGAAGATTATATAGCTCGAGTATATTCAATGCCATCTAGATTTGGAACAATTGCAAAGGCATATGTAATAGGCGATAGTCAAATTAATACCGAAGATAAAACTTATCCAGCCGAAACTATTTCTAATCCATATGCGTTAAATTTATATGTATTAGCGCAAAATGCAGATAATAATTTTACAGATGCTAATCAAGCTATCTTAGAAAATTTAAGGACATATCTTTCACAATATAGAATGTTGACAGATGCGTTAAATATTAAATCTGCATTTATTATTAACTTAGGAATTAATTTTGAAGTAATTCCAGTTCCAAATGTTAATTCGAATGAAGTAGTGTTAAGATGTATCGATCGACTAAAGACGTTACTATCAAATGATAGAATGCAAATTAACGGACCACTTAATATATCATCTATCATATCAGACTTAGATAGTTTAGAAGGCGTTCAGAGTGTACCAACATTTGAATTTTATAATCTACATAATGCTTCGCGTGGTTATTCCGGAAATGAATATGATGTTAAGAGTGCTATTAAAAATAATATTTTATATCCATCATTAGATCCTAGTATATTTGAAATAAAATATCCTAATGCAGATATAAAAGGAAAAGTAGTTAAGCAATAGGGATAAATTATGAAAAGAATATATTACGCAGAAAGAGATACAACATTATATGAAAAGACCCCAGAACAGAATTCTGGCCTCGATGAGATATTAGAACTAATAAAAATATCTTCTGCTTCATTGGCTAATGCCGATACATATAACAGTAGAATACTTATTGATTTTGGAACTGAAATAACTTCTATAGCACAATCAATAACCGATGGAAATATTCCGACAATCGATAATGGACATATCACATCAGCATCTATATTTTTAAATTTACATGCGTCGGATGCATCTGACCTATTACAGTCATATACAATTAAAGCTTATCCTGTATCTGAATCTTGGGATAATGGTAGTGGATATATGAGTGATTTGCCTGCTACAAAAGTAGGCTCATCTTGGTATAATAGATCTGGCGATGCTGTTGCACAAACAGGCATTCCATGGAATACTGCTAGTGCACATAGTGGCAATACTTCAGCAGGGCCGACAAATAGTCTAGGTGGTGGTACATGGATAACTGGGTCTGAGTATGAAGCTAGTCAATCATTTCAAAATGAATCTCCTGATATTAATATTAATGTAACTGACATAGTGAAGAAGTGGGTGGATAGTAATATCGATAACAATGGTTTCATTATTAAAAGACCTTATTCAGATGAAATAGATGGTAGTATAAGAGGTTCGATAAAATTCTTTGGTAGAGAGTCACATACAATATTTGTTCCAAGACTAGAGGTATGTTGGGATGACAGTTCTACAACAACAACAGGTATTACTAGTAATACTTATGTGCCATATTTCAAAAATATAAAACCAGAGTATAGAACATCAGAAATTGCAAGATTCTTTGTAGGAGTTCGTCCCGAATTTCCTTCTAAATCATATGCAACATCTTCATTCTATATAACAGAAGATAAATTACCAGTTTCAAGTTCTTATGAAATTATTGATTCTGTAACAAATGATATTATCATAAAAGATGAAAAGGTATTTGGCAATTCAACAACAAAGATATCTAATACAAGTGATGGAAGTTTCTTTGATTTAAGAATGGATTCTTTTATGCCAGAAAGATATTACAAAATAAAATTAACATGTAGAAGAACAAATGATACACAAACATTTGATGATTTCTATTTTAAGGTAGTGAACTAATATGGCTAGTGAAAAAAACAGGTCTGATATAAAAGTAACAAATAATCGATTTACAGCAGCTTCATCGAAAGAAGAATCTGTAACACCTGATTTGAACGACATGTTATTAAATATTATGAAAGATGAATATCCAGATGATGTTTTGTATTCAAACGATCAACTTAGACCAGCTAGTCCCGATCGACAAGCACGTGAGAGTTTTGTAGAAGGTAAAGATAAAGTATCGCCATTGAAATATCGTAGCGCCAAGAGAAATGGAAAAAATGTATTGGATATATCAACTGAAACAGATACGTTTGCAAAATATGATTTATTAAAATCTTATCCTACTGCAGATGAGGATATTATAGATGACTTAATCGATGAAGAGTGGGAATATTTTGAAGACGATGAAGAAGAACTTATAGCAGAAGCTATTATACCTGAACCTCTTAAGATATCTGGATTATTTCTAGTTAACAATGATATTGATTTGAGAGATGTCCATGATGCATATATTGATGCTGGTCCACATACCTTAGATGAAGATGCAGCAGAAGCAAATCCTTTTTGTGTATTTTATATTGATAACGGAGTTGCATATGCAATACCGACATATAAAACATTAGAGGTAATGTTAGTTGAACGTGGATTATCTTATTCAGCAATTACAGAAGCAACTGCAGAAGAAATTAAAGAATATGATTTATTATTAGATGGGAATGTAACTGATAATGAGATAGATTATGAAGATTTAGATGAAGATAATGATGGAGATATATCTGCATTAGAAGAATTTAGAGCTAGATCAATGTCAACGCGCGATAGTGATTGGACACCACAAATAAGATTTAGATCTGGTTACAGACCTAAAGCTCCTTTCTTAAGAGATCCAGGAGATTATATCAAACCAGAAAATATGCGTTCTATAGACGGCCGTTCACCGGTAGATGAAGATGGAAATGCATTGCCGCCTGATTCATATGTTAAAGAAGATCCTAATGATAGATATTTTGATCAAGTATTTCAAAAACAAACATACCGTGAAAGATTGAGAGAAATTCACGAAGGTAGAATGATTATTGCAGATTGGCCTACCCCGGAGTATGTTAGTAGAGAAGTAAGTATGGGTACATCAATAGCATCAGATGATGCTGTTCTCAATTTAAGAATGATGATCAATGGACACTGGAAACGTGTAACTGATGGACGTACTATGAAGTTGTATGCATATGTTAATGAAGTTGATTTATCTAATTTTGAGCCTGGCCAAGGCAGATATGGTACTAATGGATATATTCAGTTATTGATTGATGGAGGAGGAGTTACCGTAGTTCAGCCTAGTAGAGGTACGCCTTTTACAAATGATGTACAAAACCCAGATTCAAAATCTGATATGGTTAGAAAGGCCGAACCATTATGGAATGCATTTCCTCATATTTTAGAAGCAGATGATGATGGAAGAGCTGGATTAGATTTTCCGGAGTATCAAGAATATTTAGACAACTTTTCAAATGGAGGTGACCCATTTGGTATTGAATATTTACAGCCATATGAGCCGCCCGGTTCAATAAAATATTATCCAGAACAACAATATGCAGATCTAGTACAACAAGCTATCGATCAAGAACAAATAGATGTTGTTAAAGAACAAATATATGAATTATGGCCTGGAGTTGCTTCTTTAATAGCAAATACCAGAACTCAATTTGATGCATTGCCGCCAGATTATGGAAGTTATGTAGTTAAAATGTTAGGAGAAAAAAGTCCATTATATAAAGTCATGATATCTAAAGACGGTAAATGGAAATATATCAAAAAGAAAACATGGCCTGGCAAAGATAAAATAAAAACAAAATATCAAAACGAAAGATTGTTTAAAGTTTGTAGCAAACGTGTAGGTATCAAAACATCTTTAAACGAAAGTCAAGAAAGAAAATTAGTTGAAAAATACAAATGGATGCAAACAGTTGCAAGAGATAAATTTGCAGCATGGGCATCAGGAGGAGCTGGAGCAGCCTCGGGCGCTGGAGTTGTTGCAACAGGTGCAGGTGTTACGCTTCAAGCTTCTATAGTAGCAGCAACAACCACTACATTAACTTTTGTACAGCCGGCAGCATCAGTTATAGCAGCAGCGGCACAGTCCGGAATGGCATATGCTCTCGTTCCTATTACAACAACTACTGCTCCAACCTTTGGTGCAACATTAGGCGCATTAGTAACAAATCCTATTACAATAGGAGCAGCTGCTGCAGTTGGAATATTCTTTGCAATTGATGCATTAGCAGGTGAAGTGCCAGCTGATCAATATGATTTACCGCCATGGAGATTTATGGACGATAATTATTATATCAAAGCATGTATATTAAATGAAATAGATGGACATGTAGAAGGATTCAAATTAGCAGCAGATGCAGCAGATACAGCAATACCATGGGTCAATAATGCAATTTCTGATCTTGAGAGTAACGCTGGAAATATAGATAAATTAATATTAGAATCTACATCCGTTGAAGAATTTGAAGCAATTCTAGAATATATTCTGAGTGCAAAAGCTTTATGTGAAGAATTAAATGACAATGGATTATATGCGTTAGGGGCTGAACTAAAAGCTGAGATAGATGCATATGTTGTAAAACAGTTAAAGAATCAATACAATGCAATTCAATACTTAAGGAAACGAGTTTACAAAACTGGAAACATCTTTAAGAAGAAAAGAAAATATGGGATAGTATGGCCAAAAGGACCTCAACGAATTTTGAACCAATATGTGCCAGGCTGTACATTTGATAATTATATACCAAGACTATAAGATATGGCGTTAGATAGATTTTCAAATATAGAAGAAATACAAGAAACGAATGGAGCCGTACGAGGCGTCGTTTGGAATCAAGAAGACTTGGATATACTGCAGTTAGATCTCAAAAGAATAACTCCGGAGCAAAACCCTACTGTAGAATTACATTTATATACAGTTGGTTCTGAATCTGAATATGTAGCCGGCGGGTGTATAGACGACTTTGAAATAGATAAAGGGGGTCGGATATATATCAACTATGGTAAGGCATGTCAATCATTAGGTATTGAAAGAGGACAATTTGAAGTTGTAATAAATGTTTACAAAGACTTATTAGGTTCAAAAGATGAACAAGGCCTTTACATTAAAGAAATATCAGATGATCGTCGTGAAGTTCATATACAGGCATTGCCAAATGCAGATCTAGATATTGCAGCGTATATTGATGCATTTGGTTCTGGACAATATTTAGAAAGAACATATCAGAAAAATGCCTCTGGCGGAGTTGAAGTAGATGATGACGGCAATCCAATATTAGAATCTGTTATAGAACGTCCTATATCAGATGATATTGCAATCAATTTAGGTAATAATCAAATCTTAAAAATCATCAATCAAAAAGATTGGCAATCGGAAAATGATTTTGTAGCTAGATTATATAAACCATTGCCAGACAATATCGTTGAAAAACAAAAATTATGGACGATAGAACAATTATCCGATGCATATATTGATAACATAACATTACAAGGTCCTGGCTCAATTGACGATAAAAGTAGAAAGTTATTAGGTCCAAATTTTGATGTGGATATATCTAAAGGAACTATAACTGAAACTGACTTTGAAAATTGGAATTCGTTATTAGATGCAAATACGTCAACGTCACAACAAATTGTAGATAGTATTTTTTCTGGCTCTCTTGGACAATCGGTGAATATTGATTATTCTGGATTTCAAAACTTTATACATTTTTCATCTGCTACAGAAAGATTAGCAAACTTTAAATATAAATTAGGTTTAGTAGAATATTATGATTCTCGTATTAAATTATTACAAAATGCAACCGGTTCTGATAATAATTCGTTACAAGGAAATATTGTAACTAATCAAAACAGACGTGATGAGGTAGTTGGTAATTTTGATGGCTTCGAACGATGGTTATATAATCATGCAACATCTAGTCGATTTACCCATTACGATTTATACGACACGGGGCAATATGAAGTAGAAGGTGATCGAATTGGAGCTCAATTATATAGAATACAAGCATATCCAAAAAAATTAATTGATGGTAAATATATATTACATGATGTTACATCTAGTATAGC